TAGCCATTATCTACCCCTATATAAAGAGGAGCTCAAAAATAAGAGCCCCTTCTGTCCATTCTATCGCGATTATAGTCGCCCTGACATCTGTTAGATAGAGCTCGCTGTCTGTAAGCGAAACCACGTCTCCGACGTTTAGCCACGCCAGATCGACCGGCGCTCCGTATGCTATCTGTCGAAGCTTGCGCGAAGAGGTCGAGGCGATAACCCCGACGATCTTCTCAGCTGTCGCGGTGTCGTTTATCATGTCGCCAGCGTCGAGCTCGAGCGCCCTGATCCCGTGAATCCTAACCGAGTCCTGTAGATAGTCCGTTGTCCCGATGTCGTCGGTGTCTTGCGAGAGATCGCCCGTCATAGTGTACTGTGATCGAGTGTTGCCATAAAAGGCCGAATAGCCATATTTTAGGGTGATCTCGTTAGAGACCTCGGAGCTCTGATAACTGACAGAGCTCTCTCGGGTAATCCCGTCTCGGCCCTCTGTGAGCTCCGCGCGGATCGGGTTCGTCTGTGTGTCCCAGACTACCAGATAAACCCCGTCGCCACCGGTAACAATAGAGACGGGCAACAGAGATAGGATCTCGTCGCGTAGCCAATCCATAACCGTTACGGCCTCCGTAATGGCGGCGTCTATCTTGTACTCTTGAAGCCTCGCGACAGCTGGAGCGAGACGACCTTCGTCGACCTTTAGGCCCGAGAGATTGAGAGCCCATCTGATAACATCGCCCGCAGAGCGGAGATCGCCGAATCCGTAGGGGTTCGGGAGCCCCCCCGCCGATCCGCTCCACTGGACGAAGACCTTCTGAGTATTGCCCCAGCTCGCGGGAACCTCGACACATGCGCACTCGATCCCGTTGTTATCTGTACGGTAGATCACAGGCGCGACGATAGGAGTCGGGTGAGCGGAGCCAATGACTGTTAAAGAGGTCGCCTTTATGCGGTGGCCCGCAACAACACAGAGACCGTCATTAACAAAGGCTATCGAATCTTTGATTAAAAGGGCGGGAGACGAGAGGGGCCTCCCGATGATCACGGGATAGGCCTCGCCTTGCGAATGATCCGAGGGGGGCGTCCATGCTGTAAAGGTGACAGTGTTTAGACGGGGCGGATAAGTCAGAGAGGCGTCCAACCAAGCCGGCTCTATAGAGACGGAGACCGCCTCGCCCTCTCCCCCGTAAGCGCTCGCGAGAGCTCGACCCTCGATTACTACTCGGCGATCGTCTGAGTCGGAGCCGATGATATAGAGCGAGAGAGTCGCCGTCGATCCGTGTAGGCTGTGACCTTCGGAGATCAGCCGCGCGACATCGGGAATAATAACAGAGAGCTCCGCCGTCGGGAGCTCCCAGCTCGCCGCCTGATAGATCTCGAGCTCGTCGGTATAGGAGACATCGGAGAGGCCCGAGAGATAGGGCTCGCCGTCCACTGTAACGGGTCGAGAGGCTACTTTGTGCGTCCGTCCCGCGAAGACCAGATCGAGAAGCCAGACGAGCTCCGCGCCCTCGAGCTCTGAAGCTGAGAACCAACGAGCCATTAGAGCTCCTCCTCGATCGTGAGGTTCGCGACGGTGATAACCTCGCCGCCACTCGAGGCGAACTCCTCGCCCGTCAAGGTGTCGAGGGTGACCTCTCCCATTAGGCGACCATAGACGGGGCCGCGGCCCTGTATGATCTGAGTCGTCACATTGTGATCGATCCTCGGGATATACACAAGCGGAGTATCGGCGCCGCCGAGCTCTTCCGAGAGAGCTGTTATAAGGCTCGGAACATCGCCGCGAGATCCGACGGTCGGGCCCGTTGCGGAGACCTCCACGGTCGCGGGATCTGGTGTCGGGCCTTGGATCGGTGTAACGTCTACGCCGTCGAGCCACCCAAACGAGACCGAGCGCCGAGAGTCTCCCAGCTTGCGAGAGCTCCTTGAGCCGTCTCTGTAGGTTGTGATCTCTGTGTTCGGTGTCGAGGTCTGAATCCGGCCCCAGCTGTAATCCTGAGAGAGGATCTCGAGAGGGCCGACTACCATCTGTCCGATCGTGTAAAAGCCGTCGGGCGTCCCTTGGCTCGCGTCTATTACTAGCTTGAACTTAGAGTAAGCGACCTCGAGACCGAGCCTAACAGCTGTCAAGCGCGGAGACCAGATCACCGCCGTACCTGTCGCGAGAGCTCCGTCGACATCAATGATCGGGGTCTGGTGAGAGCTCGGAGAGTTGATCAGCCCTTGAGTGTTGCCCGTGATCTTTGCGTTGACGAGAGGAGGAGAGCCGTCGTCGACCGAGATCGTCCCGCCTACGAGCTCGCCCCGCTCGATATAGCGAGCTGTCGTAGCACCCGCCGAGTTGAGTATATAGGAGCCGCCGCGATCGCGAACGGTGATCCCCGTCTGTCCTGTCGCGCTGTCAAGCGTTGCGAGAGTTTGCCAGCCGAGAGCGAGAGGATCTTCGCTGTAGCCGTAGAGGGTGCCGGTGCGCCAGTTGATCCCGTCGAGGTAGAGGGCGATCGCGGGAGAGCGGACGAGGTGTCCGGTGTTCCAGACTATTGTTTGTTGCGTCTCGTCGGTTGACCTCCAACCTCGAGCGGGGCTCGGCGCCGTGAGAGCTGAGATCGGGTAGTCGTACCTCGGGTCGACTTGCCACTCGTCGCCCGCGATCGTCTGTCCTGCTACGTGTTGAATGGAGAGGCCGTCGGTCGTGTAGGCTGGATCGTTGCCGAACTTTCGGCCCTGTAGATCGTCGGGGTTTGTAAACCCTGTCGCGTAGGGGCTCCCAGCCGCTTCGTCGTCAACAGCCCACATCATATAAAACCAGCTTGATTCAGCTGTAGAGGTGCCGACATGACCGAAAGAGATCGCGCCGTTACCGCCGCCCGCCGCCTGTGTTAGAGCTGTCCCGTTGAGAACCTGCGACCATACCGAAGAGCCTCGGGTCTTGGCCCAAAGAGAGACCCCCGCGCCGTCAGCTGTTAGGGAGACGTCGACGCCCGTCGTCGAGGTGTCGATCGTGTAGGTAGCCAAGACAGCGAGAGAGTTTAGATCCTGAACCCATATATCAAGATCACGGATCGAGACGACGAATCGAACATTATTACCAGCGTCTCTCAAGATCACAGTAAGCCGGATCGAGGTCGAGTTGCTCGGGGTGTTGGCGATCCACTTAGCCCCAAAGCTGAGAGTAACGCCCTCGTCCATGTCGCCTTGGATCGGGTTGACAACCTGATAACGGAAGTTGCCCGCGCTTTGAATATTGAGAGCTCCGCCTGTTAGGTCTTCTGTACCCGTCCCAACAGCCGCCCAAGTCGGGATATTAGTCGGGAGCTCGATCGGTAAATAGGTCGTATTGTAGGCGAGCCTCCACGCGAGGTTATCTCCGAGCCCTGCGTTAGGTGTCGTAAACTCCGCATAGCCTCCGAGCTGGAGACCATAGAGAGAGGCGTCGGTCGTCGAGACAGTCGTTACGGAGGTCGTCGCCATAAAGATCCCGCCGTTCATATTAGGACAGATCGAGAGGTCGCGGAGATAGTCTCCGCCGGCTTCACTGTTGAACAGATCGCCGACGTTAAACGTCGAGCCCGACGGATCGCCGATCAAGCCCATCGGGGTTGTGTCGTCTATCATGAAACCGGAGGGGGAGTAATAACAAACGAGGTGCTCGAACTGAGCCGCAAGGTGATTAGTCCCGACGACGATCCAGCCCTCGCCGCTGTCTGTAAGAGAGACTGAGAGCTCGGCCTCTGCAAACTCTGTTCCGGCGATCTCGTTGGTAGGGATCGAGGTAGTCACGAGCTCGATCGCTGTCGCCTCTGTTACCTTCGTATAAGCGGAGCCGACGTCGCGCTGTTGTATTCCGTAGAGGTCGTCTTTATCAATGAAGAAGAAAGAGAACCCCTGAGCCCTTGATATGATGTTCGGGCGACAGCCCGAGGAGTCGCCGGCCCAGTCGTCGACGAGCTCAAAATAATCGCCGCTCGCGCTGGCGTGTTGTAGAAAATAGTCGGAGAAAGTACCCGCCCCTCTTACCCCTATCATCATTAAATATTGTCCGTTAGAGTGAGCCACTCGAAGCCCTCGAGCTGGCCACTGATTGAGATCGAAAGAGGTCGTAGAGATATCGACCGAGAGAGCTCCGTCTGTAACGTCAACCCATGTCGAGCCGCCGTCGTCTGTCGCCTTGACTGCGACCTGTAGCAGGTTGTTCGCGGTGTCCTCGTTGTAGTAATAGAGGAGAACTCGCCCGCTCGGGAGCTCGACAAGACAAGGGTGTAAACCCATAGTCAACCCAGAGAGACCCGAGAGCGGAGAGGTGATTGTTGGGGTGCCGTCCTCGGCGATCCTTGTCAATATGATCCCGTGAGTCGAGAGAGCTCCCGTCGTAACGTGACAAACGATCCATATCTCGCGACCGATGCGGAGAGTATGCGGAGACTCTGAGGATCGAACATTGAGCGGAGGAACCGCCGATCCATCTGTCCACAAGATCGGCGCGTAGTCGGTGATAGTTACCGGCGGGTTATGGCCCCTCCAAGCTGTCGCGCCTGTTTGCTTGTAGAGAAAAGTCGATCGGCCGTGTGAGCCGCTAGAAGCCGCTCGAATAGTCTGGCCTATACTCTGGGAGCCCGTCGCCTGTAGGGTCGCGTCAGCGCCCGCGAGAGGGGCGGGAATACCGACGCGCGGCCCCGCCTCTCCGTAGGTGCTGTCGACTGCGGAGATCGTCTCGGAGGTTACGCCCTCGTCAGGTAGTAAGAGCCCGCGATAGCTCGTCTGTGAATAGGTTGTCATTAGCGCCGCCTCCCAGCTCTACGGAGGGCCGACTTCAACGGCCCCCCCTTCTTCAAGTTATCAATAACAACCTCATCAAACAAGCGCTGTCTATAGGTCATCTGTACGACTATCGGAGCCGAGAACCCTCCGCCGCTGTTGAGAGCATCGACTCCGGCCGCGCCGATGTTCGCAACAGCTTGACGGTTTAGGAGGGCTTCGCCCGCTTGAGCGTTGATCGGGGTGTTTGCCCCAGCTCCTCCGCCGACGATCCCTCCGCTGTGCATGGTAGGAACAGGTGTCGAGGCGAGCTCCGCAAGAGAGGCCGCTGTCGCCGCCGCTATAGAGGCCGCTAAGAAAGGCCCGACGACTGGAACCGTAAGAGCCTCGGCCCCTGCCACGAGCCCCGAGATCGTGATCTCTGAAGCCGCGAGAGCCTTCTGTAGCTTGGCGCTCTCGATCCCCGCGAGAGCCGCCGCGCTTCCGATCGTCTCGGTCATCGCGAGCCCGATCTGTGCGGCCTGTCTGGTTCGCTGTTGGATATCTTCGCGAGCCTCGGCCGCCTCTTCTTCTGCCTTGACGGTAAGAGCTATCGCCGCCGCTTTGCGCTCGTTAGAGGCCTCGACCGCGAGCGCTTCGATGTTTGCTTGTTTCTCTATTGCCCCAGAGATCCCCGCCTTGAAGGCCTCCATACGCTGGTTAGCGAGCTCCCCCGTAGCCTCGGCCATCGCGACGAGTTGCTCTTCAAACGCCGCTAGACTCTCCGCCGCTTCGTCGATCTCCTCGGAGAGCTCCTCGAAAGCTCCCGCGGTGATGGGCTCCCCGAGACCCGAGAGATCAACGTCTCCCATACCCTCGAGCTCGAGCCGGAGGCGCTCCGCGTTTGATGTCATGTCGAGCCACTCGCTCCCGAGAGACTGAGCTATAACGGCGCCGAGAGCTGTCATCTGATTATAGCGATCCTGTTCGTCGGCCGAGAGCTCTGTCCCCGCCGCGATAGCTGTCTGAGCGTCGGCCGCGTTATTTACCTTCTGAGTCAACAGATCGAGGATCGAGCTCGCGCTGTGTTGGACTCCGTTATACTCGATCATTGTGTCGGCGTTCTCGACCAGCTGTTCGCGGAGCTGTGCGAGACTCGTCCGAACGTCTCGATCTTTGTCCTGTAGAGACTGGCCGGCTCGAATGTTTCCGAAGATCGCGTCGGTCATAATATCGAAGCCCGTCACGACTCGCGCCGCTGTCTCGACGACAACGAGAAAGCCCTCGGCGATTTTGACGATCGTCGGGATCAGCTCGTTACCGCTCGTCTGGACGAACCCGCGGATCGACAGCTGTAGACCCGCCATCGCGCGATCCATTTTGGCGCTCGCTCGGAGAGCTGAGTTATCCATAACGATCCCAGCGTTAGCCGCCGCCGCCGCCCACTCGTCGATCGAGCCCGAGCCGTCCTCGAATACTGCCGCAAGTTTAGCGCCTCGAGACCCGAAGAGCTCGGCCGATGTCGTCGCCCTCTCTTGTGCTGTATCGAGTCCCGAGATCGCATCAATAGTATCTCGAAAGATCTCCTCTGTTGATCGGAGCTCTCCGCCTGTGCCTGTGACAGCTACGCCGAGACGGTCGAAGACATCGGCCGCGGCCCCGCCGATATTGTGAGCCTGTCCCGCCTTCATTACGAAGGCATTGATCCCCGACTGTAACTCGTCGAGACTTGCACCCGCCGCGCCCGCCGCGAACTCCATACCGATCAGCGTCTCATTAGAGATCCCTGTCTGAGCCTCCATTAGCATTATTTTGTCGGTATACTCGCTCGCGCTGTTGGCCAGCTTGAATAGGGCTATAGCCGCCCCCGCGAACATCGCCGGCCCGAGGAGGTTCTTTAACTTCTTCGCGTCTTTAGCCATCGCCTTAAAGGAGCCCTTGAAAGACCTCTCCATCTTCTTCGCGTTCTTCTTCGCGCTCTTCTCCGCGCGGTCGAACTCCTTCGCCATCTTCTTCGCCATCTTCTTCGCCTCTTTTTCGGAGACGTTCGGGAGCTTGCGGAGAGCCTCCTCAAACTTGGCGGTGTTGGCTTTTATTGAGAGCCTGATCTCTTTCTGTCCTAGTGCCATATTATCCGAGCTCCCTCTTTACTTTGGCCCAGAGAGCGTTTTGTCTCTTGGCTCCGAAGCGCTTAAATAAGAGCTCCTTATGGTAATACTTTTTCTTTCCCTTCGTAACCTTGCGCGGGAGCTGTGCATAAGCCGAATAGGGCGACCTGTTTATCACGAAGGCCTCGAGCCCGTCCATCGTCATTCGGACGCCGTGCGACCACTTGCTTTTAGAGTCGCGAGACACGAAGGAGAGACGGCCGCGGAGCTTGCCTTTTGCCGCGGCTATCTCGAGCCCGATCAGCTCGTCGGCGGGTGGCTTCTTCAATACTGGCCAGTTTCTTTGTGCGTAGTTGCGGAGCTCTCTAACCTCGGCCATGAGGGCCGCGTGAGTCTCGGGATAGACATCGCTTATTATCTGTTTAACGTAGCCCTCGAGCTCCGGCCCTAGATCAACTGTGATCGACATTATCCCCCCCTCTTCTTTATAGCCTCTATCTGTTGTTTTTTCGCGTAATGTTTCGCGGCTTCGGCCGCCGACATACCTGTCTTTTGTTTCTGCTTTGGGGGTGCGGTTGTTATTCTATGGTGCGCTAATACCCTAACCTGTGCCTCGGGGTCGAGACGGTAGAAGCCGTCGGGGTCTCCGAAGTGAGTTAAGCCAAGGTGTAAAGCTAAGAGGTCGAGCCCTCCTCGGCCGCGGTAAAATCCTCGACCTCCTTTACCTCGTCTTCGCTCGGTACTGAACCAGCGAGACGAGAGAGGCAATCCGTCCCCGCCTGTAAGATGTCGCTCGGGTCGAGCCCGTGATCCTCCAGCTCGGAGAGCACGAGATCGCCGAATCGGACGAGCTCTTTCCGATGCTCCCAATATGAGACCTCGAGCTCGAGCCCTGAGCCCCACCAACAAGCGCCGAGAGCCGCCGCCATAGCGCGAAGCATATCGGCGCCGCCAGCTCCGCCGAGGTCTCGGCATAGCTCGATCAGCTCTTGACGGGTCGCGAAGTTAGGAAGCCGCCCAGTCTCTCGAAGGTCTCCGACAGAGATCTCGAAAAACTGAGCGGTATCGGGTGCGTTACGTTTGGGGCGTATCTGCATCGGGTCTCCTTATCAAGTCTGTGTTACTGCGCCGTGACAAGTCCAAGAGACTGAGACGCTCGAGGGGTCTCCGTCGCTGTAGCTCCAAGTGCAGTAACAGTCGT